GGGCACCCGGCTCAGTGGCTCCAAGCCGCCGTGGGAGTGCCGCAGGACGGGGTGATCGGGGCTCAGACCGTGGCAGCCGTGCGCAGCGCCGACCCGCTGAAGGTTGCGATGCAGTTCATGGCCTCCCGGTTTAAATACTGGGTACAATGTGCGGCATGGGCCGCCGAAGGCGCAGGGTGGGTCGACCGCGGCGCTGAAAACCTTCAAACTGTGGCTGAGAACTAAGGAGAAGCATCATGGGTGCTGCCGCATCTGCCGCGCTAGCCAGCAAAACGCTCAAAGTCGCCGGGCTCTTGGGTCTGGTGCTTGTCATGGACTATCTGAAAATTGACGACCTGGCGCTGAAGTCTGCCGCGCTCGGTATCGCAGGGCTGATCACCGGCTGGCACGGAGCGGCCCCGTTCGTCAGCCCAAAGTCGTAATTACCCGCGGCGCGGGGCGAAGCGAGGACGACCACGCCGCGGCAACCCCTAATCCTCAACCCCTCAAGGAACTGATCATGACCACCAGCTCGACTGACACCGCACTCGCCCAATTGGGCGAGCTGCTTCTGAATAACGTTGTCGTGGCCGCCATGCCCGTCATCTCTTCGGCCTTGGCCGATATCGCCGCGAACCCGGCCGTATGGACCAATCCGGCATCGGGCTTTCTGAAAGGCACGACTGTTCTGGCTGAGCTCCAGGCCACCCTGCCCCAAATTGAAAATACCAGCACCACGACCCTGGCCAATGTGGTCCAGGCTGTGATCGCGGCCGGCGTTGCCAAGCTCACCCCGGCACCGTTACCCACACCGACGCAAATCGCACTCGAAATGGTCGACCAAGCCCCGGCACCCACAGCAGAACCGGCACCCGCCGCTCCGCTCGTCGGCCAAGCCCCGCTGTAACTGGGGCTAGTCATGCGCAGGCTATTGTTTGTCGGCACTGTGACTAGCTTGGCAGCCTTGGCGGGCTGCTCGGCTATCAACGCCTATACGGGCGGCATCATCAACGCCGGGGAATCCGGGTACGCAGGGGCTCGGCAGAACGTGCGGGCCATCGACGACGCGGCTTTCGTCGGCTGGAGTGACGCCGCCTGCGCGATCAAGGTCGGAGCTCTGCAGCGCAACGCTACGGGCAACCCGAACGCTGTCAAAGCAGTACTCACCGCGTGCCCTGTACCGAGTGTCGCGGTGCTCACCACCACGGACGGCACGATCACACTCATGGCCCCGCCGACGCAGCCCGCGCCTACCCCGACTCCTGGCTATACGCCCCCGGTGCAATAATGGGCCAAATCGTTCTTCAATTCGTCGAAGGCTCGGGTTTCGGAGCCGCTCTGATCAAGTGGTATGACCGCGGCCAATACTCCCACGTCGATACGGTGCTGCCGGATGGCACTCTGCTCGGCGCGCGGGACGACTCGATCGGTAGTATCGCCGCAGGGGTGCAGATCCGCCCCGCTTCGTACGTGGCCGGCGAGACGGTCAGGCGGGTGATTCTGCCCGTCACCGATGCCCAAGAGACCGCGTACTACGCGTTCCTGCAGGCTCAGATCGGCAAGCCCTATAACGAACTGGCCATCGCTGCGTTCGCGGCTGGGACCACTTGGTCGTCGCCGAATAGCTGGTTCTGTTCGATGCTCGTGGCTTATGGGCTGCAACTGATCAAGGTATTCAACACCCTGAGTGAAGACGCCACGAAAGTGGCACCCGATACTCTGCTGCTGCTTATCTCCGCGCTGTTCCCGATTTAATCGGGAATTGGCGATGTCAAACGCCGGTGCTTGGTGTCCAACCCAAGCACCGATTTCTTTGGCGACGGCCCTGTGCCGTATAGCGCTGCGCTCATGTAATGCTCAGCCCACATCTTGTACGCTTCCGGCCACGTCGGGCCGTACCCTACAGCGCCTGAGCCATGCACTCGCCACGAGATTATAGTGCGATCTCCAGGCTCTTGGCCCGGGCGCACGAATGCTCGGATGGGGCGCGCTTTCGGGCGGACGACTTGCATGCCGGTGTGATCCATAGTTCTAACTCCATCTGTTCGGGGCACCAAGTATTCGACTTGGCATTGTTCGGGCCACTAGGCATCGGCCTGAGATTATAGTGCACGTGCAGCCCACATACGCGAGGATTATTGAGAGGCACCACATGGTCGACGTCGTGAAACACGCCCGTCTCCCAGGTCAAGCGCGCAGCCTCTTCGTACACCGCACGGATCAGCGTGAAGTCAGCCCACGGGGGCGTCGCGATGATCCTCTGCGTGATCCATTTCCGCCGCCACGACTTCGGCAGGAGATGTAAGTCCCCCGCCAAGAGCTTGGCCCTCAGGGCTCGGCACGGGCGTGCTCCGAACGTGCCCACTCGGCGCTTGGGGTGCCAGTTCGTGAAGGTCAGTTGGATCATTCCCCAGACTCCTGTGGCACCCACACAGCAGCTGAGTTATTGGTTTCAATGCGTTCTGCGATCACAGCCGCTCGTTGCGAGGATGTAGGGGGTGGGTACATCCCGAACCGCTTGATGGCACCGCAGTTCATTCCGGCATTGGTGCTATCGGCTGAAGCAAAAGGCAATTTGGTAAATATTCTAGGGTTTAGCATTCTTAGCCCGTGCAGCCGGGCACGCGGATGGCCATCCTCAGTACAGGCCACCCTCATCGCCTCCGACATGCGGATCCACCAATCGGAAGTTCCTGGGCTTTTCCATTGGCCCGAGCTGCCGAACGAAACCGTACGGTACTCACATACCAGCCTATCTAGCCGGCTCAGGCTCTCGTGCATGTGCCAGACCGGCACGCCTTCGATATGGCGAGGCCAGTCAGCTAGCATCGCATCATTCTCAGCTTCGCCCCCTACGATCACGTCTGGTATCAGCGCCCAATCGAACCCTGGGTGGCGATGCCACTCGTCGCACCACTTTGTGTATCCGGGGACGTCGAGTATTTCGCCCCGTTTCCACACGCTGAAAGCACCGTTGTCGAATACGAACGATTGGCACACATCGGCCACGATCGCTACGTCGTCCTTACGCGGAAATGGTACCAATGCGTGCCGGCCGATCAGGAACCGTGCGACATCCTGGCGCGAGCCGCCGATCGGCGTGCCATGGTAGTGGATCATTTTGGCCCCAGTTCCAAACGGCATTTGTCGCCAGCAACACGTGAAACCGTAACTGAGTACACGGGAATCGACTCATTTACCTTCGCCGCGATGAACTCGCAGAGATTTTCCAGGGTCGCAGGCCCGAGCCCTTGGATTTGATCGAGAAACTGATGGTCAAGATGTTCTCGAATCTTGGCGACGATGCCCCGCAGGACAAACAGATCCACGACGAGCGGGCCCACTTTCCCAGATCGAGCGAGCTCGATCATCCCGCTTTCTCCTTTCGTGCCGCGAACCGTTATTTCAGCCTGGTACGTGTGTCCGTGGATGCGGGCGCTCTGTTCGAATTCGAAAAGCGGCACCGTGCGGTGAAGCGCGTGCGCGGCTTCGAAGATAAAAGACTGCGATAGTTCATAAATCATTCTCGGCCTCCGCAGGTTCGAAATACTCTTGAGGGCGCATCTCGCCCGTCTGTGTGTACCAGCACGCCGGGCTGCCCATGCGGTGCGGCGGTCGGCTCGCTGTGTTGTCATCGCCCCAGGTGGGGTACCCAGCGCACGTGCAGAGCGAGTACCACCCGCGGTCGGCCGCCATGTTCTTGATTACCCGGAACTTGGTGCCGCCACACCCGTCGCACTTACGGGGCACCTTGTAGCTGTCAGGGTGTTTCGGGAACACATAGCGCAGCTTGCATTTTTCCTTGCTGCAGCGTACGTTCCAGCGAGTCATTCCAAATGCTCCTTCAAGGTGCTCATCCCCATCAGCCAGTTCGGGCTGATCTCGAAGAACTTGGCGATCTCGACCAAGTTCCAATACCCCGGTGAATACGCACCCATCTCCCACAACCGGATCGTGGGTACCGTCACTCGGATCTCAGAGGCGAGCTGCTTGCGCGAGAGCCGGCGCTTGGTGCGCAGGTTCACGAGCCGACCCCCGAAGCCGCTCGGGCCTACTCCCTCGAATAGCTCATACTTTGGTTTTGGCATCTTGGTTCTCTGTTATGGCAGACTTGCGGCGGTCTGCGAGCACCCCATCAGCACTACGGCCCGTCGACCTCTGACAGCCTCCCTGGTGCACTAATCAACGCCAACTCTCCTTTCGAAGGCCTGGCAAGTGTGGAGGGCTTTATATAAAACGCGGTGCTTGGCGGCACTGCGCGTAAAACGATTACTGGCCCGATTTCACCAGATGCTTGCGATACCACGCCACCAGGGCCTTACGCCCTTCGACGTCAAGCCCGAACCCGGCCTTGATCTGGTCGAGCACTTCGTCGTCGGTCATGCGCC